CCCCTAATAATAATCTATATAGAGAAGAAAGTTATAATACGTATATAGAAAAAGTTTAAGTTAATGCTATATGTATCTTCTTGAATTTGTTTTTTGTTTGTGTTTTAATAAGGACTTTTTTCCTTGATGGATAACACTACCATTGCTTTACACACAAAGAATGTATGTTTTTTTTTAAAAAGCCCACCCTATATGAATATTTCCCACCCTATGTATATTATCAAGGGAAGTTTTTACACTCCCCTTGTAATATTACATTGCATTAGAATGCAACGTAGTCTTGAGGGTTGGTTGATTCAGCTTGGTAAGCCTTAACTTGCCCGTCAACAACACCAAACTCTTCAAAGCCTGCACCTGTTGGCATTTGGATTTGTGGGATTGCTGTACCGTCCATTGTGATATGCTCTCCAATTGGAAAGGCACGTAAGTGAGAAAGAGTAATGTCCTTACTACGAATCCCTTGACTAACAGGCTTACTGCAAATCAACTTAAGCTGTGTGTTATCAGGCTTACGTAACATCACTACCACACGATTGTAACCTGTACCACCGTCTGCGTAAGTCTGTACCTCCTTGGCAAGATTTGCTTTAGACAATAGGATTTTAGCTCCTACACCTGCATCTTTAACTGTTGATAAAATTTCTCTTTCAGAACCATTAGATTCTACTGCATTGTACTTTAATAAATCGCTCATTTTGTTTTGTTTTAAGCGTTACACAGTGTATTACAGGGGGTATCCCAATCACTGCATTATATGCGTGGGGTTTTTATTGGAAGGGGTCTCCTTTGTTACTCATATGGGGGTGGGGGGTATATTGAAAAAAAGTTTTTTTAAAAAATTTGGTTGGCATCCAAAAAAATTGTATACCTTTGGGGGTGGGTGGGCTAGTCATGATTGTTCACATTCCTAGGTAAGGATAAACAAACACTAACTAAATATGAAACAACCAACACAAATAGTACAACAGTTACAAACACCAGCTCAGAAAGATGAGTATGGAGTAGCAGAAAAGTATTATGGTATACTATCTGCAATAAACAACTTAGGTTTAACTAAAAGGGAAATAGAGCTTATTGCATTTACGTCTGTAAAGGGAAGTATATCATATGCTAATCATAGAACAGAGTTTTGCACTAAGTATAAAACTACAACAGCAACAATTAATAATATTGTATCTAAGTTAAAGAAGCAATTCATTTTCTTAAAGAATAATGGAAAGATAGAAGTAAATCCAGTGATTGTGTTGGATTTCAAAAAAAATTTAAATTTAGTAATCAAGCTTA